TCTCTTAAGCGCATCAACAAAATAATTATGATAAGCATGCGACTCTTCAAATAAATGAACTAACGCATAATCATAATCAGTTACTTGCATCAATCGATGCATAACACTTAAAGGTGCTTCATGGGCAATTTTCATTCAAAATACTCTTCTATTACATCTACTAGCTCTTTATAATGAGCTATTTGTTTAAATTCATCTTCTATTACTTGCATAATATCAGGATGGTCTGCGACGCCTACTTGCCTTTGAAGTAAGATCTCAGCATTCATTATATGCCTTGAAACTTTAGATAGAAAATAATTTTTACTATGTTGTAATAAATCATCTCTAAAGCTAGTTCTTAAATCAGTGGCAGTTACATTTACGTCTGATATATCGTTATTTGCTTTCATTAGCCTTTTCCTCCAGCATATTGCTGTTGTAGCATAATGTCATCGAAGAACTCCTTCTTAACATCTGCATCGTTAAATCTACCTTTCAATACAGTAGTCTGAGTTAGAGAAGAATGAGCCATAATACCTCTATTCTCGCAACACCCATGAACTGCATGAATATACACAGCTAGATCTTCCGTGTCAGTTGCTTCTTGCAACTCTCTTACAATCTCATTACAGAGTTGTTCTTGTAAAGTACCTCTACGGGCAACCCATTGCGCTATTCTGGTATATTTAGATAATCCAATCACCATCTTATTAGGAATAATTCCAATATAAGCTATACCTACAACAGGCTGATGATGATGCGAACACATAGATCTTAGTTCAGATCTAACTACAAGCATACCATCATACTTATCATCACCTTCATTAGGGAAAGCAGTAGCAGCAGGCTTTTCAAAATACCTACCTCTCATTAGCTCGTTTATATACATCTTAGCTAACCGTTTAGGAGTACCCATAGCATTAGGATCATTTTTCCAATCAATTAATAATCTATGTAATACTTCTTCGAAAGCTTCAGCTACTTCTTCTATAAGTTTTTCTCTTCCACTTTCGGTTAATACTTCAGCTATATTATCATTAGACCAGGCTCTTAGACCTTTCTCTTTTATTGCTTTCCAATATAGCTCATGTACTTTTTGATCATTCATATACGTATTATACTTGCTTTTACTCACTAGTTCAAGTCCCTTTTAAAAATAGCACTATTAGCTCCATGCTCTCTTACTTCAACACTTACACAGTAGCACCTATTGTCAGTTTTTTCTCTAACAATTTTATCTGCTTCATGAAAAGCATGCTCTGCAAACTTCTCACACCCTACACCTTCCATGATTACTATATCAATTAATCCCATCTTATCTAGATCACAAAAAGTATCTATAGCTGGATCATCAACATCAACAGCAGTCTTATGGTCAAAGTTATCCTTTAACCATTGCTTTAGTTCACCTAAGTCACCAAAGTCAACAGCCCAATTTTTATCATCTAATTCACTAGCTGCAAAAGTGAAGGTAAATGCTAATGCATATCCATGAATCAAACTACAATGACTATGAGTAGCGCCAGGCTGCCTAAACGCACAAGATAACCCTGCCTCATGTCCATACGTTTTAGTACTATAAAACATCGTTACTCTCCCACCAAAATTTAACCCATCTCTTTTCTTCTTTTCTATCTATAGTCTTATGAAAAAAGTCAGGCATAGTTTCTTGGTCTGTATTTAAAATTAAACATGCTATAGATAGATTTTGTTCTGGAAAGTTACCCCATGTATCGATAACTTGTCTTATTGTCTCTCCGGAGTCTATTATATCATCAACAAGTAATATTTTTTGTCCGTTATTCATATCCTCTGCTACTATTTCGTTATATTCTTTTTCAGCAAAGTCTCTTGTTGACCAGGTTATAGTTGTTATAGGTACTTCTAGTATATAAGATAATCTAGTTGCTAAAGGTAACCCACCTCTAACTAACCCTACTATTCTACTGTATTCAGTTCCAGTAGCTCTAATATTATTCACGATTTGTTTAACACCAGCTTCAAATTCGCTGTGTGTATAATTAATTTCTTTTTTCTTCCACATTATTTGGATCCACGTTTTCATCACAGTACCAAGTTACTAAAACAGTTCTATAACCTTTTAGTACTTTACTAACACTATGCTTTAAATTATGAGCATATTCAATAGTCTCTCCGACTTGTTGCTTAACTATAACAGGAGTAATTGTATCTCCTTCTCTATAAGATTTTAGGTCGTATCTATTGATAGTATTATCATTAACTTCCATATCTCTTTTATAGTGAGGCTCATATACTATTATATCTCCACCTTCTAAATCATCTGATTTATCTATTAGAGTAATAGCTGTCTTTTTAACTAAATTGTTATCATCACAATGAGCTCTAGCAAAAGCTCCAGGAGTATATCTTAGATAATATTGAGAGAATATTTTTAAACCATCGTGATGTAATTCTTTTTCTATCCAGTCAAAAGTATTCGGATGAATAGTCTCTGTATAGAATAGATTATAATATATTTTAACATTCTTTAGCAACCTTTGATTGCTATTCCAAACTTTATTAGCTTTATCTAATATATGAGAGTGATCTACTCTATTATAGTGCTTAGACTCCAATTAGATTACCCCATAAGTAAGTATGAACTCTTGCAGCTACACTATAACCTCTTTTAAAGGCTTCTGCAGCAACATCACCATCGACTAGCTTCTGACCTTCTACAGTAGCTCCTACAGGCATTATCCATATAGGCCAATCTACTCCATGATATCTAAATTTTTCTATAGTATCTTCTAACTCTTCCCAAGTTTCAGGTTTACCGTCTACAACAAACTTAAGCTGACCCTTATTAGTCATTTGCGCATAGGTAGCTACTACCTCAGGTCTTATAGCTCTTTTAGTAGTTTCACCAGATACATTATGTAATTTAGGACTACAAGATATAAATAACTCACTACCCCATACATCTCTATACTCTTGCCAGAACTCAATAAACTCTGGTCTTAGAGTTTGAGTACCATTAGTCTCATAAGTTACATATCTAGGATAGTCTCTTTCTTCTATCCAATACTTCATCATATTCATGCTACATATCTGCGCATGCTTCATTAAAGGTTCACCACCAGTAAAGCACATATGTCTATCACCCCAGGCGCCTTTATTCCATTTATTAGTAAATTCTTTTCTTACTCTATTAGCTATTTGCTCTGCTGTACCTTTATGCTGTAAGTGTTTAAACTTCTTAGACCATGAATAAGAACTATCACATCCGTATTCCCATACAGGTAGTTCTTCCATACGATTAACTTCTATAAGATCAAAGTCTTTATAAGGAAGTTTATAAGTAGAAGGGTCAGTAGGATCGTCTTGACCAAATCCATTGCACTGCAAGTTACATAAAAAGAATCTTAACCATGCAGTAGGTCGTCCAGTATAGTGACCTTCTCCTTGAATAGAGTCAAATATCTCAGAATAAGCATATGTCATCTCGCTCATATTTCCTCTTTAAGTTGCTTTACCCATGCCATTATTCTTAACGGTGAATGAGTAGGTTCGTTATCTTCGTCTATAGGTAACCCATAAAAGGTATTTTCATCTTTAAGTCCAGTGGACTTCTCAAACTTATATCCTTCTGTTGAGGTTAAACCTATTAACCTTCCACCATTTTTTAAAACAACTTCCGCTAACATACCTAAACCATCTACAAAATTATCACCATAACCTACTTGATCACCTAACCCATATAGAGCTACAGTTTGATCGGTAAAATCTATCTTACTAAATCTTTCATAAGATTCGTTCCAATCATCAGAATATTCGCCATAAGTATCTAATCTTGGCTCACACCAAGTAGGAGTTCCAAGTATAAGTAAATCAGCTCTCCAATCTTCTGGACCAGCTTCATCTACTTTTACTAGGGAATGAGTTTTAGGTTTGAAATGAGTTATTATATCTTCACCGATAGCTTTAGTAAAGCCAGTTTCGGTTCCATATATTAACTTTAAGTTTATCTCGGAATTGAGATCCATATCTGCTCCTAGTTATTTTTTTAACGTGGAAGGGCACGTTGGTATTATTTAGCTAACTTAGCTGCCTTCTTGAGTAATCTAGTCATTTTAGTCCATTTCTTTTTGAACCTTTCTTGATGAATAGGGTGTGCTCTTTTAAAATACTCTATACCATCTAAATGATCTATCTCGTGTTGAACGCATCTGGCTGCAAGTCCAGAATATCTTTTTGTGCATATTGTACCATGTAAGTTTTTATATCTTACTCTAATATCTTTCGGTCTTTTTATTTTTACATATACACCTGGATACGATAAGCAACCTTCATCCATCAATACTTCTTCATCACTAGCAAATGTAATAACAGGGTTAAAAAGAACCTCAGGTGGTTCAGTATGAATAGCAAAAGCTCTCGTAGCTATACCTAATTGATTAGCAGCAAGACCAACTCCTTTTTCATCTTTCATAGTATTGATAAGCGTCTTATTTAGATCTGTTGCATCCATTATTGGATCAGCAAAATTAAACTCAGGCATTTTCTGCCTTAGCATATCATTATTATCACCTATTGGAATCACTCTTTTCATTAACTAGCCATTCTAGAGAAAGATTTAACCTTCTCAAATTTTATTACATTATGAAACTTATCGATGAGAGTATCACCTTTATGACTTATTATATATACATTAGTATCGGAAGTCAACTCTCTTAGTATTTTTAAGAACTCATCAGTACCGGCTGAGTCAAGAGACGAGTCAAATACTTCATCCATTATTAGTAAGTTAGTCGAAGCAGAGTTTCTAATCTTGGATATACTTCTCCAAGTAAATAGTAACGCTAGATCTATTCTCATTTTTTCTCCTTCAGAGAAAGAAGCGTAGCTAAAGTCATCTCTAAATCTAGATCTAATAGTTTCTGTAAAGTTCTCATCTAACTCAAACTGAACAAAGAAGTCCATAGCAGCAAGATACTTATTAATTAGTTTATTCATTATGGGTACATACTGCTTTATAATTTTAGACTTTATACCTGTATCCATTAATATAGTAGATGCAACTGATAAAGTATTCTTATCGTTCACTGCTACTACTTTACTTCTATTCGTAGTTTCTAAATCATTAGTAAACTTATCTAATCGTTTTTGTTCTTTTAATCTAGAACCTTTTGAGTCATTTAAAGAGTTATTCTCTTCTAATAACTTATTATTAGCATCAGACAATGTACTAACAGCAAACTGATTCTGTTGTATATCATTCTGCACTGTAATAATTTTTTGCTGTATCTCAGCTATTTCTTCTAAACGTTTCTCAGCTTGATTAAGTTCATCTTGTAGCTTCTCAATACCATCATTTAACTCTACTATCTTTTCGTTATGATTACATACAGTCTGTTCTTTAAACTCAGAGTCTATGTCTTGATGACATACAGGACACTCTTCGTTGCTTTCATAGAAATCTAATTGAGTTTGTAAATCTAGTATCTTTCCGTTTAGTTTAATTCTTAGTTCTTTTAGTTTTTCATATCTAGATTTAACGGTTTTATTATCATTTATAGCTTTACCTAGACTATCGAGATCATCGTTAGAAACACTTATTGTCCCTTGGAGAGCTTTGATCTCCGCGTTATTTTTAGTAACAATAGATAAGTTATTAGCTATCCTTTCTTTATTGTCAGCTTCAAGCTGATTAAGGTGCTCTTGAGTTAAATTTATCTTCTCTTCTAATAAATGTAGGTTATGTTCTATATCGCCAAGCTCTTTAGCATTAGCATTTACTTTCTCTTTTAGTAGAGTTTTCATTACAGAAAATATCTGTAAGTCTAATAAGTCTTCTATAACCTCTCTTCTATTCATAGAGTTAAGCTGCATGAAAGGTATGAAAGAAGTAGAACCTAATACTACTACTTGGCTGAAAGCCTTATGAGTTAGCTTCAATATATGCTTTTCTAAATGCTCTTGATAATCTCTTGCATTAGCATCTTGGTTCATCATCTTACCATTCTGCCATATTTCAAATATATTAGGTTTAGAGCCTCTTATTATTTTATAAGTATGCTTACCTTTCTTAAATATTAATTCAACTCTCATATCTTTTTTATTGATAGAGTTAATTAATTGACCTTTAGATACTTTTCTAAAAGGTTTTCCATACAATGCAAATGATAGAGCGTCTAAGAAAGTAGACTTACCAGCTCCATTATCGCCTATTACTAACGTAGAAGGATTTCTATCTAACTCTATTTCAGTATATGCGTTTCCAGTAGATAAAAAATTCTTCCACTTAAGAGTTTTAAACTTAATCAATTGTTAATGCCTCAGAATATAAATCATTAATTACTTTAGATACTTCTTCTTTATTAGCTACTAGCTCCATACTTTCAATATACTTATTAAGTATGGTAAGAGTATCTTCTGCTTCATCTAGTATATCATCTTCATCTTCTAAATCTAAGTTAAGATGATCTTCTACTATTTGTAAATGTATAGGTTCTTTACGCTCAAGTCGTTCAATAAACATATCGAACCAATAAGGATTAGTTTTATTTTTTACTATAACTTTTATAAAGGTATTTTGATATTGATCTAGATCTTGATCAATGATATCGGTAACTATAGCATCTTCGTCATTATACCATATTTTTTTAAACATAGTATTAGGGTTCTCTATAAATTCTAATTCCCTAGTATCAGTATCATAGATATGAAACCCTTTCGGGTCTTCTGCATCTGACCAAGTCATCTCATAAGGAGTACCAAGATAGTTAACGTTACCTTGAGTAGATCTAGTATGATAATGACCAGTACAAACAAGATCAAACTTCTGTAGCCAATCATCTTTCATTCCATGATACATAGCTTGACCTTTATACATCTGATAACCTTGAAGCTCTAGATGACCAAATAGTACTTGACACTTAGTTTCTTCTACTAACTTAAAGCACTCTTCTCTATTATCATCACAGATCCAAGGAAGCATTAATATACCATTCCATTCTGTAGGCTTAGAGTAAGCTGTTATATTTACAAACTCTTTAGTAAGTAAATCTACTGAATTTATTTCTATAGTATTCTTAAAGTAAGCATCATGATTACCTACTAGTACGTGAAAGTTTATATTCCTATCATATAAAGGTTGAAAGAACATCTCTTTAGATCTATCAAGCGTTCTAAAGTTAATAAACTTTCTTCTATCAAACGTATCACCAAGATGGGCTACTGTAGTTATCTTATGTTCATCTAAGTAGGGAAAGAAAACTTCCTTATAGAACTTTTCTTGGAAGTCAGTCACACGTTGATTATCATTCCTGACACCAAAGTGGGTGTCAGTTATTAAAGCAATTTTACTCATTCTCTATAAACTTGTCTAGACCTTTCTGTCTTTTCTTTTCTTCTCGTCTTTGTTTTCTCTTATCGATTTTTTCTTCGAAGTTTTGCACAAAAGATTTCATATAGTCTGTCTCAAGATTAACTTTAACTGCTCCTGTACCAGAAGCATTATCATGATGATCAGCCATCTCGTCCATGATCATATGATTCTCTAGTGTCTTATGTTTGATATATAACTGTCGCTTTTCTCTATCTATTCTTCTAAGAAAAGCATAGTATATTATTTGAGTGAAATAAGCAAAAGGATTTTTACTCTTTTCAGGATCGAAATTATTAAGATAGTTTATACAATTTTCTATTCCATCACCTACCATCTCTTCTCTAAACATATAGTTAGCAAAGTTAGGTTTATAGGATAGTCTATTAGCTATCTGTAATAAACATTCACCAACATATTCAGGAATAGGTGGTGGTGTCTTTTTCTTTTTTTCCGCTTCTAAGCGGGCGAATTTATAGTCCAATAGGACTTGGTACAACTGTTTGTTGTCAACGTAGTGCTTACCCATTTAGTGTATCTCATTATTTGCTATCGCCTGACGTTGTAGTAATGCTTCAAGCAAATCTACATCTTCTTGTTTGACTTCTTCTAAACTTGACTTAATATTTTTTCTATTATCTCTAGCATTAAACCAATCTGTTATATATTGCATATATTGTTTCTCTAAAAAAACATCCAAGTCGTCATGCGTACTTAAAACGTGCTCTTTATATATTTCTGTTAATATAGGAGTAGAAGAAGAAAAAGGTGAATACATTCCTTTAATATGATAATGCTGTTCTGCTGCGCTAATATGAGGCTTTACACCTATCTCAACTGCATTCTCAATAACAAGCGATACTTCATCTTCATGAGTAATTTGACCTATTATTATTGTGTTGTTTATTAGCTTTATAAAGTTAAACATTTATAATTTGACTTGATAAATTTTATAATTAAATTTCTCATTATTATAAAATTTAATTCTTTCAGCAAAATGCTGAAGAGTATAGTTCTTTTTAGCTCCCCATGCTAGATCGTCAGCAATATCAAATAAAGTACATTCAGACTTAGTATCAGATGTTCTTAATCCTCTACCTATTGATTGTAATACTCTTATCTTAGACTTAGACGGAGAAGCAAATATAATATTATTTAGGTTCCTTATATTAATACCAGTAGAAAACGTTCCGTAAGATGCAACTATAATCGCATCTTCTTCGCCTTCAACGATACTTCTAATATCTTCTCTTACTTGAGCGTTAACTTCACCAGAAACAAAGAAAAGCTTTCTATCATAGACCTGCTTATTGCTTTCTGATAATATATTATTATATAATACTTTGCCGTGCTTTTCAACTAATTGGTATAAAATAAGTGTATTTCCTTTTAGCGATAGGGCTAAGTTTTCTATAAATTTATTTCTAGGAGCGTATTGTACTATATGATCTATTTCTGTCCTATAGTCTGCTTTCTTTAACTGCTGACAATATTCTTGAGGATGAGCTAATTGTAAGCATTTTATTTTTAACTCTGCAAGAGTACCTTCTTTCATTAGTTCAGCAGAAGTAGTTACTTTCTTAACTGCACCAAACAAGCCTTCTAATACTAACTTATGAGTTTGAGTATCATCTAGCGTTCCAGTAAAGCCAAATCTATATTCACAGTTTTCTAATTTAGTCATAATAGAAGTTAATGACTTAGATTTAAAGTGATGAGCTTCGTCACCCATTACACATTTAAACTGATTAAACCAAGGCTTAGGCATTTTATATATCGACTGCCAAGTCGAGACAACTATAGCTTCTGGTATACTATTTCTCCAGCTCTTATCTTGAGTTCCATCTATAACTCTTACATTACCTTTATAACCATAAGACTCATAGTCAGACTTCATCTGATAAACTAGAGATGTAGTAGGTACAATAACTAATATCTTATTACCTTCTTCTATCATCTTCTTAGCTATCATATAAATGATTAGCGATTTACCTGAAGCGGTAGGTGATAAAAGTAAGGCTCTTTTAGATCTCATTGCATGAGCAAAAGCTTCTACTTGATAGTCTCTTGGTTCTAAATTAGAAGCTGCTTTACAATAATCGTATGCTTCTTTTAACGAATAAGAAGTATCATGTAAGTCATCATCGACATCTACTTCATATTCTCTATCGAATGCGAACTTTCTAATATAGGGAACCAGGCCACTATAGATTAATTGAGTAGCTGGATTGAATAAACGTATCTTACCATCCCAAAATTTATTCCTTACTTGAGGCATAAACTTTGCTCCAGGGACAGTAAACGTAAAGTAATCCTGAAGTTCATAAGCAACTCCAGGCTCACAAAATGCTTTTACATATACGTCGTTATACTTCTCTACGTATATCTTCTCTGTCATATACTTTCTTTCTTAAGTTTGTTGTAGAAAAATTATGATCTCTACTATTAAAGTATAGCTTAATTCCTCGCTTCTGGCAAATACCTTTACCAGTAAACTCTTTATTTCTATACTCATCTCCTAAGATGCGAACATTGATAGGTAGCATATTTAAAATATCTTCTAAATCTGATTCTGTAATATAAGGAATTATTTCATCTACATAATGTATAGCTTGTAGCTGAGTATATCTTTCTACTATAGTTTGTATTGGACTATTCTTTTCTTTTCTATCTAAAGATGGGTCTACTTGTAAACCACATATAAGATAATCACATTGGCTTTTTGCTTCGCGAAGCATCGCGACATGACCTGCATGTAATAAATCAAATGCTGAACAAGTAAACCCTATAGTCATCTTATTACTTTATTTAAGTCTAATATTGTAGTGAACATTGGATCTTCATCTAAGTTCTTAAAGTGTGTTGTATCTTTTGGTAAGCATTTACCTCCGAATCCAAATTGACCGTCAGGTCCTGGCACATCGAAATGAGTAGTTGGATCTAAGTTTCTTTGAAGTAAGCTTTTTACTTTCTTATAACTTACATCATATTGCTTACATTTTTTATTTAGTATATTAGCATACATTACTTTCATACTTAAGAAAGCGTTTCTACTTATCTTAAACATTGCAGCTTCTTCAGGAGATACTAAAGTAGCTTCAATATCATTCTCTTGAAGGAAGTATGCAAACTTACTAGCTAAATTATATCCTAGTACATGTTCTACTTGAGGTTGTTTAACATCTTGCTCCCAACCTACTTCTCTTAAGAACTCAGGGTACATAGTAGGATCATCAAACTCATTAACTTGGTCTGGTCCTATAGTTGATCTAATTATCTGCTCACCTTTCCATTTGCCATACATCTTTTTAAGAGTAGATATATCTAAAGCACCTTTCTTTAGATCTGTTGGTAAACATAAAAATACGAAATCGAACTCTTCTTCTTCATCAACAATACTAGGATATTCTAGATAAGGGTCATGAATAAATATTTCGATATCGTCAAACGATTCTAAAAAGGCATAAGTCGCCTTGCCGACGAACCCGTAGCCTACTACTAAAGCTTTTTTCATAGGGGTTGTTTTTTTGAAAGGAACTCCTCTTCTCCTGAATACTCTGGTGCACCTTTGATAGCTTCTTGAACGTACCAAAGTACAGAGTATAGTTTTTGCTTACAATAATAACCATTAAAGCCATCTATATTAGGATCATGCATAACACCTTCCCATTGATCTATCTGTTCTTTAATAGTTTTAACACCTGCTTTTTCTACATATGGCATATTATATTCCTACTTTAAATTTCTCCCATTCAACAGCTGACTTGATATTAAAGCCTCTAGAGTTAAGAGATCTTATTGCCTGTTCAAGGAAGTCTACTTTTTCATTTTGATAAGATATTTTAAGAGTAAGCTCTATTATATCTTTATCAGCGTCTATATACTGAGGTATATCAGCTCTCAATATTTTAAGAGGGTTAGGTTCCCATCCTAGTTCATTCATATCATCATAGTCTAATGAACCAGCGAACCATTCATATTTGTATTTTTTAAGAACTTTAAGGTCACTTTGAAGCTTACGTAACGTTAATCTTTCAGTACTAAATATCTTAAAATACTTAGCATGAAGCTGAGCTATCTTTAGGCTTTCTTCACCTAACTCAGTACGATCGATATCGCAATCTTTACTCCATAATTCGAATATATCTTCTAAGGTCATATTATATAGTATCCCTACCCAATCACATAGATTATTATAATGCCTAACTAACGCTAGTGCAACTGTTTTAGGTAATTACTTTTAGATCAAATCTCTCATATCTAAACGATGCAATACACTCAACATAATTTACATCTCCACCTCTTAAATCAAACGCAAGTTCTGATATAGTTGATGGATATAAACCAATAAATTTAACTTCTAAATTCGGTTGAGCATTGCTATTGTGAATGAGGAGTGTACCATCACTCACTATTGAATCAGTCTTTTGAATAGTTTGTATTGGATTACGTCTAGGATCTTTATCAGCTACCTCTTTATATTGAGTAAAACTTTCTGGAAAACCTATAGCTTTAATCCAATCATACAGCTCTAAATAGGACTGCATTTGCTCATCAACTCTAAAACCAACCTGAAATTCAGTATAGTCAATATGAGTACCTGGATTGGGTATCTTTACAAACGGTGTAGGTACATCTACGTTACCCATAGCTACCGCTGGTAGTAGTACTGACTGTACGAAAAAGTTAACATGAGGCATCTTATCAACAGTAAAGGTAAACTTTAACGGTGATAAAAAGTTTAAGTTATCAGGTTGCTGAGTTAATATAGCCATGCATATATTTAGCTTACTTTAGTCCAAAGTTCTCTAAACAAGCAAAAGCGTTCATGCCCTTCATCAGTTTTATATACAAACTGCTCAGCTAACATTTCAATAACAACACCTTCATGCGTTCTATCAAAAGCAGGCTCTCGATGCTCTATTCGATCACCGAGATCTGGCTTCTTTACTTTTCTAGACAACTTTTAATCCTTCACCTGACATAGCATAGTTGTAGGCGAAGCTAAGTAGCTTATTCTCATTATTGATATACTCTACTTGAGCTAAAGCTTTCTGTTTAGTTATAGCTTTAGCATGAGAATCATTAATCATCTCAACCATAGCTTCTTTCTTAGCTTCTAAACCAGTAGCTTCATTTATTTTCTTTAAGTTATTTTCTAAATTTAACATATAGTTTCTCCTAGTTATATCTATATTGTATACTCAAAAGGAAATAAATCAACTGTTTTTTTCAAAATAATAGTTGACTTTGGGGTCAATAGTTCATATAATTATAAAACTTAGGGCAACGGGTGCCCTTCGATTAATGAAATGGAGACGTTTATGTCATTATTTGATAAAGTATTTAATGCTTTAGTAACTGAAGGTAATGAGTATACAGCTGCACAGATGGCTAATTACTTTAATACCACTCCAGCATCAATCAAAGCTAGAGTGTCTGAACTAAGACACAAAGCTGGGATTGCTGTGTATGCAAATACACGTACAGACTCTAATGGAAGAACTAAAACTTTCTACAGAGTTGGTACACCGTCAAGAGCGGTAGTAGCTGCAGGTTACCAAGCATTAGCAGCAGCTAGCTAATCTAGCTAAACCCTCGACCCCCTTTTCCAAGCAGATAATTTGCCAATGAGATTAGGGGGTCTTTTTTTGTACAAAAAAAAGGGAGCGTAAAGCTCCCTTTAACATACTTTGTAATTAGATTACATTATGTTGTTAACAAGTACTCTTCTGTAATATACATTAGAATCTTTTGTTAATGCACCGTTACCGTAGGCTGTGCCTTCAGCAAATGGGTTAGCAACAACTCCATACCTAGTCTTGAAACCAATTTTAGGTTGGAAAGTGTTCTCACCAACTGCTCTAACCATTTGTAGTGGAACGTAAGGGCAATAGAATATACCAGCATCAAATGCACTAGAACCTTTATATCCTAAGACATAGTAGTTTCCAGTTGTATATGGGTCTATGTATACTCTGTATCTGCCATTTAATACTCCAGCAAATGTATTACCAGTATCATCTACTTGTAAATTATTAGAGTTTAATGCAGGTGCATAGTCAAGAACGCCAGCCATTTGTAATGCAGAAGCTACGTCTGAAGATGTAATAAGGACATTACCCTTTCCTCTTCTTGTGTCTTTTGCGATTTGGTTAGCATCTCTTTCGATTTGGAACATGAGACCTTTAAACTTCTCAACGCTCCATCTACCGTTTGAATCGGTATCAAGGTCAAAAGTACCAGCAGCTGTGGTATCTACTTGAGCACCTTGTTTTGCAACAATGTTAATTGTTCTGATAATCTCTCTGTTAATTTCAGCAAGAATCTCAGTTGAAAGAATATTAGCTAATTCTGTCTCAGCATCTAATCCATGAATAGCTCTTAAATCTTGAGCAAGTTCCATTGAGTATTCAGCTTTTAAAGCTCTTGAGCCAGCTGTTACAGAAACTTTCTCAATTGAGAATGCCATTTCTGGGAATGCGATGTTGGAAGCGTTACCTAATGCTTCAGCTTGGTTAGTTGACATTGCGTCACCGAAGTTATATGATCCAGCTTCAGCGTTGTTTGCTGATACAGGAACTGTTCCGACGTGCTTGTCACCTAAAGTATTAGCGTTAGCTACTCTAGTAGCAAATGCAGTATTTGCTTCATTATAGAATGCTTCAGTAGATGAGTTAGCCATTGAGCTGTACTTAGATCTCATCGCAAAGATAAGGCCTGTTGGACCGCTCATAGGTTGAACACCACACATGTCGTATGCAACCAAGTTAGGCATAGCTCTTCTTACTAAGCTAATTAAAACTGGGTCATAGTTCTGAACACCGTCACCGAATCCAGCAGATCCAGTTGCGTTGACAGGAGTATGAGTACCAGCCTCAGCGAGAAGTGATTGTGAAGAATATGCGCTTCCTTCTCTTAAAGCGATTTCTGTATTTTCTAAAAGTTGAGCTGTAACTGCACGTTTATGAGAATCACCAATCTCTGGTAGGTCATCGTGCTCAAGAATTGGCTGCCACTTCTCAACTAAATTAGTTTTTAGGTCCATAATAGTTCTCCCGTTATTTTACCCTATAAACATTATTTATTTTTTAATAGTGCGTGATATCGCACTCGCATATTGGTCCATCATTGGATCAACTGCAGCCTTTTTCTCTGCTTCTTCTTCGATAGGGGTCTCATCAACCTCTTCGGCAATTACGCTCGGCGAAGCAAAGTATTGCTCTTTAACTACTTCAAGCTTAGACTTGAATTCGTCAAGATTTTCATACTCTAGACCTTCAACTAATGCTGAAAGCTTCTCTTTCTGAGATACTGATAAACCATCAGATGACTCTGATACTAATTTATCGATCTCTAGAGATTCAATTCGTTTGGAGAGCTCAATCTTCTCAGCCATTTCAGCATTGAGCTGCTCTTCTAAACCTTCTAATTGAGCTAGCGCGTCTGCTGCTAGATCAAGTTTGTCTTCAGGAACTGATACGTAGTTTTCTTCGAATAAAGACTTAAGACCGTTCATAAAGTTTTCTGCGATATCAACTTTAATAGATGATTCAATCGCTACTTCATTCTCATCTAGCCACTGCTCAGCGACATAAGTAAGATAAGTATCAACTTTATCAGTCATAGCTTCTTCAATAGCTACTTTTTCTTCTTCTAGTTTTTGCTCCATCTCTTCTTCTAGTTTTGCTTTCTCAGCAACTAGACGTGCATTAACTGAAGCTTCGAAAATAACAGATGCCTTATCCATAAACTCTTCTGCTAATTCTTGTCCTTGGAAGATCTCTTCGACATCTTCTTTAAACTTTGCTTTACCAGCAATAGAGGACATATTCTTTGCAGAATTGTTAGGGGCACTCTTTCCGAAAATTACATCGTATTGATCAGAAACACCTGACTTCGAAAAGCCTGAGAGCTTCTGGACGATAGCTCCGATCATGCCAGCACGAGATAGAGAAGGAACTGCTTTGTCTCCTACGTCTTTATCGGCTGGTCTTTTATTACTCTTAGTAGGGACAGGGTCAGCAATCATTGAAGCGTCTGCAGTCGCCTTGAACTCGTCAAGTTGCTCTTCTTCAGTGCTTACCTGCTCTAAATTATTTTCAGCCATTTTAGCTCCTCTTATTAAATAGTATTTGTAGTATTATTTATAAAAACATTAAATTAGCGACTGTAAAAATTTCTCGAATAATTCGATTTTACGTTCGTCTAATTTACGTACTGATTTTATACCTGTACGCTTAACTTCATTTACAACCTCAGATGATCTCCATTGACCTTCTGCTGCATCGTAAACCCATTCACAACCTTCCATAACACCTTTAACAAATGCGTCAGGTGCTGATGGGTCTGCGACAATATCAGCAGCGGTTGCGAGGACAAAATCACCTTGAACTTCGTTAACGCCTTCGTTATTAGTTCTAAGTGATCCCATTCCTCTTGAAGATACACCTAATTGTGCGCCTTCATCCATAAGATTCTTTACAATATTACCCATAGGAGTATCCATTATTTTGGCTCTTCCTATAAAGTTATCGCCGTCCTCTTTAAGACTTGTTATCATATGTGAAACTCTATCTAAGTTAATAGTAGGACCTGAAGGGTGACCTAACTCACCATAAGCTCTTTTAGCTTTTATATTTTCAGTAACATATCTACCTACTTCTTTAGACATTGTTTCTTTAGGATATATTCTACCATTTCTATTTTTTAAATTAGATTGTAGAAATACTCCTTCTATGAAATAATTCTTTTTCTTACCCTCTTCGTCTTGGGCTTCTTTTATATAGTTAACTTCGTTAAATTCTACTTCTGTAATTAACTTCATATTAGTCTCCAAAACCTACAGGTGTTACTTTACCTGCAGTAGCAAAAATTTTGTCATCAGGGCTTTTTGCAAAGTAATGTATACCAGCATCTACAGTTGTATTACCTATTGCTGTATTAGCACCATCTACTAATGTTACAGTAGCTGCTGCTGTGTGATAAAACTTTACTAATCTAGCACCACTAAGATTACTAGCAGCTCCTAGGTTAGCTCCTGCTGCTACTTCATTACCTTTAAGTACTATTATTTTCATTACTCTACCCCATTCGCAAATTCTACCATAGATATAAAACCATCTTCTGATTCTAATAATGCTTCTATGAATTTTGTTCTATTTTCTTCTGATAAACAATCAATAGTATATACTAATTGTTCAGCTAACTCTGGAGTTAGTACGACTTCTGAATCGTCGTTTAAATGTAAAGGTTGTTCTGCATCTACTTCAGCAATGTCTAATAGTTGCTCAATAAGGTCTTGTTCTACATTGAACTCCTCATAAGCTACTTTTTCAGCATCTTTATCAAGTCCCGCGATCTTAGACTTATCCTTTTTCATATTTCTAGCATTAAGAGTATCCATATTCTCTTTACCAGTAGGATGATCTAGTTCTAAGACATTATCGGTATGCTTTTTCTTCCAGTTGATTTCGCCTTCCGCTTTACCACGACCATGATGAGCGTGAGGACCATCCTCTACATCGCTTGATCCTACCGGCATATTAGGTAGGTGATTAGAAGCTTCTAAAATTTGTTTAAGTGTCTTCATTAGGTTCCTCTTCCTCTTCTGATTCTTCTGGCTGTTCTTCCTCTACTTCATCTTCTACTTCTACATCATCACCATCTTGACTACTTTCGGGATCCTCCCCGTCTTCATCAGCTTGTGGAACTTCTTCCACGTCTTCTTCATTACTTTCGCCATCTTCTTCTCCTTCTAATTCGTCAACAACGGAATCCATTTCTTCATCTGATTCATCTGAGTCTAGAGCTGCTTCCATTTCTTCTTCAGAAGGATCAGCTGCTAACTCATCATCAGATAACTCTTCGTTATCTTGTCGCGAAATAGCTTGGTCACCAAACATATCTTTATGTAAGGCTTCTCTTTTACCACCTATGAGATCACTCACACGTGATAGCATTTCATTATCGAAAGCTCCTTGAACTGTTGCAGGCTTATCTCCTACAGCGTTCTTTATAATGTCGTCGATGTTAACATCGCTCTTATTTGTCAATTCAGGTTCAGCCATTTTCTATCTCCATTATATTTATTATTTATACGTTTTCTCCACCAGGCTGACCACCTTCTGGCTCTTCTGGTTGTTGATTCCATGGAGCATCTGGTTGGCCACCGCCGCCGGGACCGTAATCTGATTCATCGCCTTGTTCAGCTTGCATCTCAGATTTCATATCATTGATCTCTTCTTCGTTCTGATGCAATACATTTCTTCTTACCCATTCTTTAGAATAGTAAGTACCTGTATGACTCTCTATATCATTAAGAATCTGTAGTCTTTCTCTAACCATTTCAGAGTTTTTAAGCTCTGCAAAATGATTATCTTCTACGAAGTCATACTTTACGTATTGATTAAGTACGGACCATTCGTCCATAGTTACAATACCTTTTAAGACTAATTGCTTTTCTAATATCTTATTAAATAAAATACTAAACTTAAGTCTAAGTCTTCTTATAAATTTATTAAATTTAAGTTCATCTCTAGATATTTCTGAAGCTCTTCCTAAAGTAAAACCAGCTTCTGGTTCTAATCTACTTATAGGAACGTTTAATGAACGATATAATTTCTTTTTAAAGTATTCTATATCTTCCATTTCACCTAGGTTTTGACCGCCAGGTAGAGTAGTTATTTCAGTACCTCTACCACCTTCTCTTCTAGGTAGCCAGAAATCTTCCATCATGGTCATAAACTTTCTATCGTCTCTTATTTCACCTGATGCTGCATCATAGACTAATCTATTCTTATGCTTGGTCATCATATCTCTAAGATATTGCTCTGCTTTCATCTTAGGTAGATTACCTACATCAATATAAAATATTCTTCTCTCAGGAGCTCTTGAAATTCTATAAATTACGCTTGCGTCTTCCAAAACTTGTAATTGATTTAAAGGCTTGATTGCTTTATGTAGATGTGATAATACCATCTTATTGTATTCATCTACGAGACCTGATGTACAATGAACGATGCTGTCTTTAGCGATTTTCAGACCTTGAGCGCCACCGGCAGCTATTGGGTCTGGAGTTGCGTAGGCTTTACTATGAAATCCTTTATCATTATAAAGATAAAACTCTTTTACAACTTTGACAACTTGGAAATTTCCTTGTTTCTGTTTTTTTGTTTCTCTGACCTTTCGAATTTTTCTAGGGTCAATATATCTTAATTCTTGTATACCTGCTGATGGATCTTTTTCATCTATGATAGCATGATAGTATAATCTACCATCTACATACCATTTACGAAAGATCTCATATCCCGAATTAGATAAAAATAGCAATTCGCTAGCTTGCTTAAATTCATCTTTGATTAGTTTTTTAACCCTTGCAGGTAATTCAACCGAGTCAAGATTAATATCTACAACTGGTTGAGTAGGGTCACTTATTATTGTTTCATTAATAATATCATCAATTGCATGCTCTACTTCGGGCATTAGAGACATACGTCTATATCTAGTAACTAGTTCGGCTTCATTTTTAGCCGTTCCTTCTAAATCCACATAGGTGCCATACATGCCACCCATAGAATTAATATTGACTGCACCGTCATCAAATTCTGGTTTTACAAAGGACTTAGGTTCAGGTGCTGAATTTGCACCTGCTCGTTTAATTTCAAAGCCGAATAATTCCGCCATTAGATCTCCATTACAAAGTTATAGAAGGGCATTGAGCGCCCTTCTATATTATTTAGGTTACTAAGTTCCAGCAGTGCCTGTAGCGCCGCTAACTGTCCAGTAATCGTATTGAAAAGTGATATCGAACTGTTGAATCTCATCTATTGACTCCCATGATACTGGTATCTCTGCTAAGTCTGTTGGGAATATACCTACAAACTTATACTCTCTTATTGGAGCACCAGTTTTAGAGAATTGAGTAACTGTTGCATCAGTTTTATAATCTGATGGTCCAGCCGCTGCAAACTCTCTTAAGTTTTCTACATGGCTGTTAATAGCATTCATCCACTCTTCCATAGCATTTCTGATAAGAAAATCTTCATCGTTTATAACAGTTACGTTCCAAGGAGCAAATTGCCTGTTACCTGCGATTTTAAATTTTCTTCCGAAGTATGGAACCTCTACAAAACCAATAGCCGAAGCTGGTAATTGAGAAGCTTTTATCATGAATGGAGATTTCAGGTCTCCTGCACCGTTAGCTGGATTGTTAATTCTGACTTGGAATAGAGCACTTCTAGCACCACCAAGTACTAACTGGGATCTAATTTCATTAATATTAAATGCCATCTCTTACTCCTTAAAATTTACCAACTACTTCACTAAACTCTACTCCTGACCTTACGGCTACAAAGTTAAGCTGAATGAAGTTAATAGATCTTGCAGGTTTCACGTAAATGTCTCCAACAAATTCGTTTCTATCTATGACTTCGCCTGTATTGTTTGAACTATCGCAAACAACTCTAAAGTCAAAGATACCTCTTCTTCCTTGTACATCTCTTAAGAAAGGCTCTACTAAGTTAACAAACTGAGCTCTTGTAAACTCATCGTTATATTCGAACAATGAGAACTTAGCTGCTGTGCTAATTGCCTTTTCTAGTACTATGAATAAACGTCTTACGTTAATTCTATCGAATGCACTAGGCTTGTTTAATAGTGTTTTGTCACCAAATAATATTGTTCCTTGGCCTGGGAATGAAACAACTGGGTTAATTCCGTTCTTATAGAGAAGATCTCTAAAAGCAAGCTGAGGATTAAATGCTAATTTAACAACATTTTTAATTTGACCTCTGTTGAAACCACCTGGTGAGAACCAAGCATCTCTTTCTACGTCTGTTCTAGCACTTAGACCGGCCATATCACCGTTAAGAGGTACGTATCTATATACGTCACTATACTTATCGTATTGATATTTATAACCACTGTCTAGTATACCGTAAGAAGAACTACGTGCAGAGTTTCTAAAGGCGACAATGTTGTCCGCTGCTGTTGAAGCGTTTGTGACTCCTACAACGTCTGCTCTATCAGGTGAACCGAATACAACACAATCTTTTCTTACTTCACAGATATTATCTATGATATAGTTAAGAAGTGCTTCTCCGTTACTTCCACCTACTGCTTTTCCTACCATCATTAAAGATACATCTACATCGGAAGAGTCTTTGAATAGATCGTAACCTTTTGAAAGATCTCCTAATGAGATAGCTCCTTCATTGTTACCATCAGCTCCACCATTGAATAAATATCTTCTTGGTAATGCAGTTGATAAAGCTGTCATATTCGCAGCTGTATTTGAATATGATGCCCCACCTGGATGAGCAATACTATATGCCCATGAAGAGCCGTCATCTATTTTAGTTTTAAAGAAAATAGTTTCTCCAGACTCATTCTTAGCGTCTGTGGCTCTAGAAACAGCTGGGTATGTTTCTAAAATTGTATTCTTAGTTCCAGTAATATCTCCGTCTTCGTCAATGACTACTATATGTAATTCATCTCCTGCGCCACCTTTTTCTTCAACAAATGAAGATGTTCCAGGGGCGTTATCGAAGCTATTGAAATATTTCCAGAATCTCTGTATAAGTTTGTTATCGAAATCGCTACCTAATGTGAACCTCGAATCAAATGTAACTGTTCTTGATAATGTTGCTACACCGCCATCTACGGCAAATGTATCTGAGCTGTTGGCTGCGAAAGATTTAATTGAGATCTTTTGTTCTCCAATTGAACTATTACCTACTTGTATTAAATCTCCTACGTTCAAGTCTGCTACTACTGCATCAGCTAAAACTGTAAGCGCTGTATTTGTTATACCTGCGCCTGAACCAACAATCTTTAACGTAGCATTAGCATTTCCTACTGTAAAGAATAGTCCAGTACCTGTAGCATTGATGCTAGCATGAGCTGAAGACCCGCCTCCATGAGACACGTCAACGTTACTGCTCCAAGCATCAGTTGAATCACATACCTCAACTCTTAAACCATTACCTCGGACGCCTGGGTATTTTGCTGCCCATATGTGGTCAGCATGAACCTGACTGACACCAGCTTCAAATTCGGTGTCATTCTTTATAAGCATCCCTGTAGTGTTACCACCTGATAGGGCTCCAGTAGCATTTAATGCAGCACTCGATACTGTTCTGACAACAAATAATTTATTGCCATAGTTTAAAAAGTTTGATGCAGTGAAAAATGTTTCAAAGTTATCGCTGGTAGGCTCGCCAAAACGAGAGACTAGAGATGTTTCACTATCTACTAATACTCTTTCCTCGGCTGGGCCCCAGTTAAATACGCCTGCGATCGCTCCCTCTGTAGTAGAGACAGCAGGTACGACCGTAGTTAGGTCGACTTCGCTTACATTTACACCAGGACTGACTTGAAATGCCATGTTATGCTCCTCTATATAAAATCATAATAGTTTGATTATATTTATACGTTCTTATAATTAGAAAACATATGTTTTACCAACTTGCTTCTTCTGCGTACCCATCTGGAACATTATAGTCTGCTTCCATTGATGTAACACCAAAAGGAAGTAGGTCTTGCTCTATATGTGCGCTTTGCTGATTAACTAGATGTTTCCTTATATCAGAATTACTTAATTCCTTATAATGTTCTTGATTACTCAACCAACCAAACAGAACTAAGCACATGACTAAATCGTCATGATTACCACCTTCTGCTTCGTAAGACTCAGCTTTTTGAACAAAGTGAGTTAGCTCATCAAGAATTTTAAAGTCATTTATAAACAGCTGATCGTTTTCGATCAGTGTCTTTAAATTTAGGCATCCTACCCTTTTGACTTGCTTAGTAGTTCTTACTCCAAAGTATTGAGAACCTGAACCAAATCCAGATGAAAGTACTTGACCAGCTCTACCTTTTCCTGCTGACATTAGTACATTATCTAACTCTAATTCATTATGTAAAGTTTCAACAACAGTCATACCTATATCATTAGATTCAACTAACATATAAGCATTATTATATTCTTTATGAAATTGTGCTATAACTGTAGGAAAATTATATGGAGATATTTTATTATCTTGATATACAGCTACAACTTGATTAGGTAGTTCAGTAGTATCCACTACTACTATTGTTGAATAATCGTTATTAACTCCTCTTGCAGTATCTACCATTGCAAAATAAGTATGTCCTTCTTCAGGCTTTTTATATATTCTAGTATGCTCATTTGAGAACTGAGCCTGCTTATATACTAATCTTTTTAGTACAGAAGGTGAAATAAGAGTATTAGATGATCCTATAAACTCACACTCAAACTCTACTCTAAATTGATCAGCAGAAGTATTTTTAATGGTTTGTTCTTTCCAGGCTTCATCTCTTCCTGGGACATCTGACCAATGAACATCTATTCTTTTATAATCATTTAATCCTTCTTCACTATCATTCCATAGTTTATAGAATAAATTTAAACCATTAGGTGTAGATGTTACTAGAACTTTAGATGTATTACCAGATGAAATCGTAGGATATACTGAAGCGAAAAACTCTTCTTGTATATGCGTAGGTACGAAAGCGAACTCATCTAAGTAAATTAAGTTAAAAGATCCACCTCTTATAGCAGATGCAGAAGTAGAAGCAGCTAATATTTTAGAACCATTTTCTAATTCTAAGTTACCTTTATTCCATTCTACTACTCCTAGTTGTAACCATCTAGGTAAATGTTCATATGCTAATTGTATTCTTCCTAATATATCTCTTGATTGAGCTGATTTGTGAGCTAATATAGCAACATTAAATGTCTCATTAAACATTATATACCAAAGGAGAACAGCTGCTATAGTAGTTGTCTTACCTGTTTGTCGAGGCATTTTACATATAACAAAACGCTCATCTTTAACTAACTCTATTATATCTTTTTGAAAGTCATAAGGTTTAAAAGGAATTAAACCTTCATCTATATTTACTATTTGAATATATTTTGTAATAAAATAATATGGATCTTGAGAGCATTTTACAAACTCTTTTATCTGATCCTCAGTAAAATCCTGAGCAACATTTGATCGCTTTAGGTTTGGATTACCTAGATAATTTTCTCTAACTTGACTCATCTAATTGTTTTTTAACCAGCTTTTGCAGATCTCCTGTACTACCAACAAATAAAGTATTGTTTACAGTACTTGGTCCTTTTGGACCTCCTGCATTATTTTCTATTACTTGTTTCTTTTTACTTATATCCATTAATGCTATATTAGCATCAGATAAAGTTCTTACTAGAGTAGCTACTACTTCAAATGCTCTTGGGTGTTGACTTTGCTGCGCAACTTGTAATAGTTCAGTTAATGCATGCGAGCCATTCTCTATAACTGCATATAGATTGCCACGAGCATATTCAAAGTCATTATCTAACTTTGAATCTTTAACTATCGTTTCTGCTTTTTGGATATCTTGTTTGAGTGGCTCAAGTTCAAGAAAATCCCCTATCTTATCATCCATTAAAAGTATTCGCCATTACGTGACCATAATTATCATTTGCGCTAACGCTATCAGTATTTATGGCTACTGAAGCATTAGAGGTCGGGTTACCATTAGCATCTAAGCCTGGTGTTATAACAATCTTCGATACCGGAGTATCATTCTTAAGATCAAATACACCTTCAGCTGATGGGTCAACATGAAATTGTGTATTAGCTTTCTTAATAACTCCTTTTCTATCTTTAATAGGACCAAATACATATCCTTTTACCAAAAATTGTAGAGTATGTATTAGTTGTCTTCTTTGAGTAAAATCAGCTTCGTACTGGTCCATAGAAGTTAATCCTTCAAATACAACTGGTACATCAAACTTTAGATCAGGCATATCGTCTAATAATTTTAATGTAGCTGTATATTCAGGAGTAAAGAAAGGTAATATTTGTTCTAGTATTTTTACACCATCTTCAGCATTTCTTACTGCTATATTTAATTCAAAACCTATATTGAAAGGTTGAGGTGTATAAACTGATAATAAATTAAAAGTAGTATCATCTTTAGCTTGATAAATTCTTCTATTCGGATTCATTCTCCTTTCAGGATCATAATTAAAAGAAGTCATTTCAAATGACATTCTTGGTAATTGAATAGCTACTTGTCTATCTAAATTAGGATCGACATCATTACGCATCAAGTATTTCTGTCTTGGACCGTAATGAATAGGTACTCTTAGTTCTTGAATTACAGTACCAGATGAATTAGTTCTATCTATTTCTATACCATTAAATAGAGTACCAAAGTATATTACATACTTTCTAATAACATTATTGTAAAACTTATCTCCAAACATTAGAAGTCATTCTCCGAGAATGGATTAATTTCACTAAAGTCTATAAATCCATCTGCTGTATCTTCAAAGAAGTCTGAAGTATCTGCTTTATCAGTTGTTCTCTTACTGAAGCTATCATTGAATATATCTTCTCCAGACTCAGTAGTAAGAGTACTTCCTGCTTCAGTAGTAACATGTAAAGTTGTTAATTGTTTGTCTTGTGATAGAGTTGTTTCTATAGCATCTATAACTGCTATACCAGTACTAAATCTTTCATTAGAGTATTCAAATTTCTCTAATGATATATCATATGTTTGTAAATTTCCTAATTGATAAAATACTGATTCGTTTTCTACATATTTAACTTCAAAAAGAGCTCCTATTTCATTTTCGATAGAACCTCTTACCCAAGGGAAGAATATAAGATCACCTTCTCTTGGTCTAGTAATAGAAGGATTAAACTCTTCTACTTCTTCTTGGAATCTTTTTCTTGCAATAGTAATGTTTATTTGATCTCTTATTTCAAGACCAAACTTAGACATAAACTTACCTTCACCTTCATAGCCTTCAACTGATCGTATATAAATTTCTAAAGGATAGTTAGCGTCAAACTTAGAAAGAACTGCTTCACCATATAGTAAATCAGTCTCTACTCTATTTCTAGGAAGATAAAAAGCGTCTTGGCCATAGATCTGAATAGCCTCTATGACTAGATCATCAATTAAACGTTGCTCGCCAGAAGCCTCGTAATTTTGAAAGTAGTTTGATCTATGTGAGTTTGTTGGCATAGCATTATCCGATCATGTCTGATACTGGTAAGCTGTAGCTAGAGAGCATTTCTTGCTCTAATGCTTGAATTTGAGCTAAAGCATCTTCCATTATCTTGTCTCCGTTAAATTGAACACCACCAGGAAGCTGCATGCCACTAAACTTACTAATATTTGATCCCCATTGATACTTAATCTTTTCAGTTGCATAATTTTGCAACCATCTGTCTTTCCAGACATCAGCGTAAGTAGTAGGATCAACTATTTGATAAGCTTCGGCGATAATATATTCGCCAGCTTGCATCTTATCCCAGTCCATGTCTACATATAATCTATTTATATGCCTATTATATCTTATAGGTTGCCTACCGACTAATAGCTCCTCTATAAATCGGATATGCATCATATTAGTATAATAAGTCACAAGAGACTGATTAAAAGAAGTCAGATCATACAAGTCGTTTAATGCGATTTGATATCTAATATTGAAAAGGTTGTTTGTTGATAATGCATCACCAATGTCGAAAATTCTAACTACTCCTATTATATTTTCAGGAACAGTCAAATATCTATTAGTTATATCATCAGCTGTAATAGTCCATTTATAAAATGTTCTTTCAGAGCCGTCAAAATGATAATCCCAATAGTAAGACAAAGACTCATCAATACGGTCTTCGACTTGCATATCTTCTACATTGACTTCGATTACAGGAAAGCCTATCTTTCTAAGGCAGTAATCTTTAAATTCGTTTCTACTTGTTGGTTGGGCCATTTATTATCCCCATATTAGTGACCCAGAACTATTATAAATTTTTAGAACTCTATTTGAGCTATCTTGTAAAGATCCAATCACTGCATTTGCTGATACAGTTACATCGTTAAATGTAACGTCATCTGTAGTTCCAACTGCTTGACCAATATGCAAACCAGTTGAGTTAGATGTGACACCAGTACCACCTACTGCAGTAATAGTTCTAGTAGCAGCAATAGTACCACCACCAGTTAAACCATTACCAGCTGTAATACTGATACCAGTATGATCTAAAAATTTATTAGCACTGTAATTCTCTAATCCAGTTATATCTACTTCGGATTCATTTACGAATACACCTGTTGAGTTAGCAATAATACCTGTATTAGCTTTTACTGCAACTGCCGGTTCCCAGCCTTCTGCTGCTGAACCTGATACTGTAATACCTACTCCAGCAGTTACGTTATCTACGTAATTACCAGAAGTATCTGTACCTAAGGCTATATCGTTTTCTTTAGTATGGAATACATACTCGGTTCCACCAGCTAGTTTATGAATCCATCTATCTTGTGACTCATCCCATAGGAATTGAGCATTAGCTGCTGTACCTCTTTCTACTTCTAAACCTGCATCAACTGAAGGTGTACCTGATTGATCTTTTGCTAAAGTTATAATAGCATCTGTTACTGCTAACGTTGCAGTAGAAACAGTAGTTTGAGTACCTGATACTGTTAAGTTACCAGATATAATTACATCACTAAATGTAACATCATCAGTAGTTCCAACTGCCTGTCCAATATGGACACCTGTTGAATTAACTGATACACCAGTACCACCAGTAACTTTTACATTAGTACTATTTCCAGATAAACCGTCTCCGACACCAACGTGTAGACCTGTAGAGTTAGCTATAAGAGAAGTATTAGCTACTAATCCTATTGCATCAGCTGCTACTGATAACCCATTAGCTACACCTACTGCTAAGGTTCTAGAGGCAGCAATAGTACCGCCTCCTGTTAAACCATCACCAGCTACTATAGATACACCTGAGTGATCTATATGTTCATTAGCTACAAACCCTGATAGATTATCATGAACTATTTCTGAGTCATTTGTAAAGACTCCATCTGAAGATACAGTAATACCTGTATTACCTAATACTGTTAAAGTTCTAGTAGCTGCTATTGTACCACCACCGGTTAATCCATTTCCGGCAGTTATTGATACGCCTGTATGATCTACAAATTTATTTGCATCGTAATTATCTAATGCAGTTATATCAATAGCACCTGAGTTGACTGATACCGCAGTACTATTTACTGCTATTGCATCTCCAGCTCCGACAGCTAGTGTTCTAGTTGCTGCTATTGTTCCACCGCCAGTTAATCCGTTACCGGCAGTAATTGAAATTGTTGAGTGGTCTAAATGATCATTAGCATCATAGTCACTTAATGCTGATAAACTTAAAGTAGCATTATTGACTGCTAGACCTGTTGAATTTTTTACTAAGGTACTATTAGCTGTTTCAATATGAATACCTGTTGAGTTGGTAGTAAACTCAGTACCAAAGACTATAGTTTGAGCAAAAGTTGAGCTTCCAGCTGCTAATACGTAAGTTGTATTAGCTGGAGTATATACAAAGCTATCAACTCCATTTATAGAAGCAGATTGAAGGTTAGTAACTAAACCTTTAGCATCTACTGTTACAACTGGTACGACTGTTGTATTACCTTTTGTTCCTGCTGTTACACCTGATGCTGGTAAAGCAGACGAGTTAATAACTCCACTATCATTGGCAATTGCAACACCGCCTACTTCAAGGCCGTTTTTTACTCTAAAATTTTGATTCGCCATATATATTCCCTATAATACTATTTATGTATTCACGAACTCTACCGAGAACTCTATATCTAAATTAGTGACTGCTGGAGTCACTTGAACTACAACATTATCGCCAGATATAGTTGCATCTAATGAATAAAGTGAACTACCTGATAATAATCCTCCATATTCCGTAACATATACTGTTGATCCATCATGACCTATTAAAAATAATGATGAATGAAAATCTGTACTCTTATGAGCAGCAACATGATATAAAGCTGACTTATAAGTAGCTTTAGCAAATGAATCTAATGTTTGTGAGCTAGTAGTTGTAGTAGTTTTACTCTTTCTTGTTTTACCTTCAGTATTAATAGACTTTGAAGTGGTTAATTTATCAGTGGATGAATCATAGGTAAGATGTCTTATTAGTTCACCTATACTAAAAGCTCTTGTTGTTGCCATCTCTTATTATCCTATTTTGCTAATATTATCTTCTTAAATGTAAAAGTTGTACCGCTTCTTGCAGGTGTTGCTCTAAGTCTTAAATTAGTTCCGCTTATATCTGTTGATAGAGTATATAAATTACCATTTGAATATACACCACCATATTCAGTTATATAAGATGCTGACCCGTTATGAGTTACAACAGCTTCACTAACTGCATATGAATCAGAGGTATTTGCCTGTACTAGATATTTAGCCGAACGATATGTATTTATAGCAAAGGTATCAAGAGTAATAAGGTTTGTATCTGATGATGCTATGTCTGCAGGTTCAACTAAATCTATAGGATCATTTACACCTGTTACTTGAGTCTTTTTAACTACTACAACATCACTTGCTACTGCGTTAGCTTGTAAAGTGATTACAGTTGAATTAGTTGAAACATAGTCACTAGTTTTTACTAATTTTACACCATTTAAAAATACATCTTCAGTACCATCAGTATATGATAACACAGCGCTATTATCATCTGCGCCTGTTATAACTGTTGTATTTGAAGATATGGAATAGACGTATTGAGTAATACTTATAGCAGCAGCTTCTAATGTAACAGATGAAAACTCTAAATCACCTGATGTGGCATTAGCACTTAATACTTGACCTTGAGATCCTAGTTGCGCAGGAAAAGTATAACCATTAACGGCTAGACCTTCTACAACTGCGTGACCAGTTGAATTTATAGTAGCGTTTGCACTGCCAACTGATAAAGATGTAACATTAGCCCCGATCTCAAATATGACCGAACCATTAGAACCGTATAATATACCATCAGGTAAGTTAAGGGCTAATTCACCGGTTGTTATATGAGAAGTATTTGGAGCTTGACCTGATACAGCTGAACGCTTTACAAGATATTTTGCTGCCATTCCTATTCCTTATATAAGGTGCTAGGCTTTTTTCTTCCTAACTTTTACTTCTTCTGTATTTACAGAAGCTAATTTTTCATTTAATTCTATATTTGCTCTTTTAAGTTCATCAACTTGTTGAGCAAACGATTCAATTTTTTGATTAGCAATCTGAAGCTGAGTCTTTAAATTTATTCTATCTAAAGTAATTGTCTGTAACTCAGCATTCAAATTATTAATCAAAGTTCTAACATAATTTTCATCCATAATGTACCTTAATTAATTATTTAATACGTACCACCATCAATAATAGCTTCTAAATAAGCTAAATTTGATGCAGTATATGAAACTGTAGTAGTAGGTTCAGAAGTTATTCCTTCTACTAATACAAATTTCTTATTGGAATCAGAAGTATCTCTGAATAGACCAGAATATTTATCCGTGCCTCCAGCATCGAATACTCCATAGAATCCTATATCAACGGCATCAGTATCTGTGCCTGTTTGATCTTTAGCAAGTTTCAACAATGAATCTGTTAAAGCTACTGTTGTTGAACTTACAATTGTTTGTGTGCCTGAAACTGTTAAGTTACCAGAAACTGTTAGATCTCCTCCAACAGTGGCATCATCTGACATTATAGTATTACCAGTTAAGGTAGATAACCCAGCAACTTCTAAGTTACCATTTAAGTCAGAAGTACCTGCAACTGTTAAAGTACCATCTGTATTAATATTACCAGCTTGAGTAATAACTGCATTAACAGTAGAGTTACCTATAGTAACAGTACCACCAGTTACATTTAATCCGTCTGCAATACCAACTGTATCGCTGAATAATGCATTACCTGATACATTAGCTAGACCTGTAATATCTAAACCAGCACCACCGGTTATTAAACCACCTGCTTGAATAGTAGTAGTAGCATTTACAAAACCTGTTGCTGTAACATTACCTGATGCTAATGTAGTACCTATTACTGCAGCACCTGTAATAGCAGCTGAAGCAGCATTTACTTCACCAACTATATCTACATCGCCGCCTGCTGAAATATGGCCATCAGCAGTTACATTACCGCCTGTAGTCATAAAGACATTAACAGTACTATTACCTACAGATACACCATGACCGCCTGTTACTGTAATTCCATCAGCTACTGTTAAACTATCACTTGCTGTTACATTACCAGTTAAAGTTGATAGACCAGCTACAGTTAAGTTACTATCTAAATCTAAAGCGCCTGCTGTTGAAAGTACTGCGTTTACTGTTGAGTTACCAACTGTAAGACTACCTTCTGAAATTATTGGGTCAGTTGATACGAAATGAGATGCATTAGAGTATACATTGTCAGGTTGTATATAAGCGCTTCCACCCATACCACTGTGGTTAGAGCAGAAATAATATACATGGTTAGGCGCGTCTTGTTGTAGTTTTATTCTTGTATATGAACCTGCGTTACCTGGTGTACCTTCTTTCTCATAAATTTCAAAACCACTTGCAGTTCCTTGTGATACTTCTGAGCCGTTAGCTGCTGTACCGAATACAAAAGGATGGTTTGAATTAGTATTATCTGATTGATCAAACCAGTATATCATTCCTGGTACTAATCTTAATGCTTGTTGTGATGTTCCATCAATAACAAATTTACCGCCGGCAACTGTTACTGTATGCTGTGAACCTTTATTCTCTACTAAAACTGCTGTAGTAGAAGTATTTGAAACTACTAAGCCATTATTACCACTTAAAGTAACTGTATCAGTATCAGCATCTCCACCAAGTACTATAGTACCAGTAGCTGCTGTACCACCAGCACTTAAATCGTAATCTGTACCTGCTGCAGCATTAAATGTCATCTGGGTTGAGTTACCAGATATAGTAATACCACCAGTTCCTGCGAACGTTACGGAGTCGTTACTTAGGCTATCGTTATCTACATTTAGTGTAACTGTACCTTGTGTAGAGTTACCACCTTGAGCTAAGTTATATTGATCTCCGGATAATGTAAATGCGTAACCTGTTGAATTAGCAGAATATAATTTCTTTGCTGATATATCAATCGCTAACTCACCTTCGGCAAGTGCATTGTTAGCTGGGAGGCCTGTACCTCTCCTTAATTGAATTAGCGCTTGTCTAGGCATTATTTTCTCCTCTAAACCTTATATTTTATGTATCTATTTATTAAAACTAATATGTCCCACCGTCAATTGAACTTGCAACAACGTTAGTAATATTAACATCAAAATTAGATGCATCAGATCTAGTGAATCGTATAGTGGCATTTGCTGGTGTCCAGACTGCTGTATTAGTAGAAGTATTAGCTATTCCTTCTACTGTAACCTCTGCAGGGACGAATGTGTTGCTAGATGCAAGGTAGGTAAGTACATCTCCATTAGAAGCTGTACTATAATCTATTGTAACACCAGTTATGTCATTAATAGTTTGCGGAGCATTTTTAATAACTTTAGTTACTATTGGTGATGATGTTGATACAACTGTAGTTAATGTATTAGCCATTAGTAAGTAATTCCTGGAGTTACTGTGAATACACCTTGAAGTACTCTTGTGACGTTAGTACCGCTAGTTACCTCTACATCATAGCTCCATCTACCAGGAGATATATTTCCAGTTATAGCAGCATTAGCAGATAAAACAACAACGCCATTAGTTACATCTGAAGATGTATTACAAGTTAAAGAATGAGCAACGTTAGATGACCAATGTTTACGTAATTTACAAGCACCAGAATACCCGCTTAGATTAAAAGCTGAACCGTCTGTGTTAGTAACATTTAAAGAAACAGTGAAATCACTGCCTTGGTCTATAACTAGATTTGATTTAGTTGCCATACTTTACCTCGTTATTTATATGAGATATTTAGGCTTCTTAAATTTAATGACCTTCTATTTCATCCATAAGGTCTTCCCAAAGGAATTCATCATTTACGATAGTAGATAAAGTAAACCTGTTAGATCTTGCATGAGCTGCATGCCAACTAGCTGTTTCAGGTGTAGCTTTATCTATTGTAGTTCTATGTTTTCTGTTAAGCTCGCTTTCTTTTTTATAATCAATAACAACCTTTCCAGCATAGCTATCATATTGAAGACTATCTAAGAATCTACCACCTCTAGCTATCCAGCCTGGTTCATCTTTATAATCAATAATTTCTCCATCATGATATGTGTAAAAAGAGCCGTCACCTTCTTTATTATAATGTAGTAAAATATTAAAGCCTGAAGCATTACCATTATGATGCCAAGGTATATAAGTATCAGGAGTATAAAAACCACATAAAGCCATCGCTTGACCACCTAAAAATCCAGAGCTAATATCGTAAATAGCATCTTTAAATTCAGGAATGCCTAATTCAGCTAACAACTTAGGGTCATTATAAAACATTTGTCCTGAAAAGAATGTCTCTTTATTTGGATAACCGCAAGCTGCGTAGCTCTTATTATTTATTATCATTAAGTTTTGCATAAATCTTAAATATGCTTCACCGCAAGGATCATATTGACCTTCTTTAATATTAGATCTTGTATCATCAGGTAATTCAAACCAATGAGGAGCAACTTTTAAAGGCTCTTTTCCTTCTTTTATTCTTTCTAAAGGACTTGCATGCTTAGTTTTATCATCATACATCTTCTTTAAAAAATCTTTATTATCAAAAATTTTATCAACCATAATAGCTAATTTATCAAGCTTTTCAATAAGCTCTTTATTAACTATTTTTAAATCTCTCATCTTCATTATAAATTACCTTCATCAAAAAAGTCCCAATGATGAGTACTCTTAGCTATTTTTTTACCTGCTCTTTTCATAGCTGCTCTATCTAATGGGTGATGTATTATAACTGGCTCAATACCTTGCATATCTTCTTCATTCATATACATATTCCAGTTCCATTTTGCTTGGCCATATTCTATTTCTTGAATTTTTATATCTGGTGTATCATGTCTAAATATCCACCAAAGAGTAAATTGATCCCAAACTTGATTTTGAATATAATATTCTGGGTGATCATCCCACCATTGTTGCTTTAAGTTTATTTCTATATACCTATCCCACCATAAGTCCATAGCTTTATTTGCTTGTTCAGTATTATTCCATAGAAAAAATCCACCATGATATCTTAAATGCCTTTCAGGATTATTATCTCTTATTTTTGCTTCACCGTCTTCTTTATAAATTGCAGTAGAAGCTCCTACTCTAGGATTAATAACTGTAAATGCTGCATCATGGTCTTCATCTAATAGTTTCCATACTTCAGTTATTTCTGGTTTAACTACTTCCATATCAGCATCTAAATAACAAGTTTTTTCAAATGGAGTATGCTTAAGAGCCCATAACTTAGTTCTTTCAGCTATAGGCATACCATCATCTTCAGTCAGTATCTTTATGACCTGATCGTATTCTTCAAATTCAGATACCCATTCTTTATGAGTAACAACATAAATTTTACAATCAGGATAAAACTCATCTAATGAGTCAATAAGAATTAAGGCGTTATTTTTATACCAAGGATGTAAAGTAGCTACTATTAAGAAGCCTTTTTCATATTCACGAGGTTTGATCATAATCTACTACCACTGCTGCAGCATAAACGTTAAGAGTTTCAAATGTTTCTGCTTTTCGTAATCTTCTTTTTAAAGATCTATTACTTGAATTTTTTATTTCAGGTAGTTCGAAGATAGTTAATTTAGCTTGAAATAACTCTTCAGCATATCTACGCTTTTCCATTTCGGCATCTTCTGCTTCTCTTCTATCACGCTCTTCTCTAAATTTTTTTATATCTTCTTGAGTACGAGCAGTAATTACTTCTTCTGGAAATTCATCTATAACAGCTTTAAAGTTTTCAGTATCACCTCTACTTATAACAATATCTCTACTGCCATCTTCAGTTACTTCTCTAGCTCTAATTCTTTCTTTAGTTTCTAGATCTTCCCATAGGGCATTTTTAAAGCGTTTAGTTTCTGCCATAATATATCCTCACTTGTTAATTATATACTATTATTATTTATCATGCAACTCTTAACCATAATTTTATGGTAGTATTAGGAGAGTTTGTATCCTTTACAGTATCACCACTAAATTGATTAGTAAATTGTGATGAATATTGTGATGTATACTGAGGACCAGGAGTAGCTCTAGCAAATTGTCCTGCAGTATATTGTGGCCCAGTTGTTAGTCTAGCAAAGCTTACACTATATTTAGGACCAACAGTTAACCTTGCAAACTGTCCTGCTGTATAATTAGGACCTACTGTTAATCTTGAGAATTGACTCGAATAGTTTGGACCTGATCTATCTCTAGTATATTGCCCGTCAGTATATCCAGGACCAGGGGTTGTTCTAGCATATTGGCCAGCAAACTGTCTAGTAAATTGACGTCCATATTGAGCAGAGAATATTCTAGTAAACTGTCTTGTATACTGACCAGTAAACTGTCTTGTAAATTGTCTGCCATATTGTGCTG